TTATTCAGATACTACCCGCCGCGCAGCGTTGGCGGAGGATTCTTCAGTCAGGGGCGTAGACTTGAATGTCTTATTGAATTCAGCCACAGCCGCCTCAATCAGGATCTGCATTTCCTCAGCGTCAAAGTCGATGCCCTTTTTCTTCAGCAGAGCCTCAGCGACTTCCAGCGCCTTGGACAGCTTGTCCGCACCGTGAATGGTCTTCCACACCTGTTCCACGAACAGCATGGCCTCACGGGCAATAGAGCGCTTTGTGTCATCGTTGACGTACTTCGTGGCCAGCTGCTTGATGGCATAGCCCAGGCAGCCGAAGATCGCGCACAGAATGGCCGCAATAATCTGCGTGCCGTAGTGATAAATGAAATATTCAAACATTGTATGTTCCTCCTTGAATTACTCAGCCAATAGAAATGGCCTTATTTTCCCACTTTTTGTAGGCGTCGAAATAGAGTTCCTTCTTGTCCCCGTTGAAGGTAAGTTCGTAGTACATACCGTCAAAGAGGGTGGTACTCGCAAGCGCCTTGCTATTCTGCAAGGTCTTGCACATCCAGACGATAAAAACATCGTCCTCGGTGATCTTCTTGCCGTCGCTCCTGTCCAAATGCTCATTGGAGTATTCAGCGACGGCCTTTTTGCACAGGTTTACAAAATCTTTTTCATTCATGGTATACCCCCAAGATACAAAATATATCGCTCAACCCAGCCCGATTTGAGCCAGGAAAAAGCCTGCAACTGCGGCCACGACCGCCCAAATCAGCTTTTCCACAAGATTGTCCCAGCGCTTTCCGGGTTTTCCTTCCAGCGCCGTGACCTTGCCGTCCAGCCTGTCAACGGTATCCGCGACCTGTTCTTGCTTGTTGGCCATAACCTCCATGGAGGTCGCAAGCCGGGTTATGGCCTCGGTGGATGCTTCCACCTTATCCAGCCGGTGGCTGTTGGATTTCGCCCGCTCTTCCACGGCGGTCAATCGCTGCTCATGTTCTAAATCCATTGGGGTACTCCTTTCTCAGCCGTTCCACCGGGCATAGCCGGGGCGGGTGTCTACATGAATGCCCCAGCCATAAAGCCCGATTCCGCCGGTATGCCCAAGGACTTCCTCCGCTACGGCCTTCATCTCCGCCGGACTTGCGGCACTGTGCAGATCGGCCGCCGGCCCATACAGATGCTGAGAATTGGCCACACCGCCGACCTCCGCATTGTGCGCCGCACACCGCACGCCGGAACCACCGCCGTCCACAATGGAAATCGGGATACCCAGCCTGTGGCGAATCTCGTCCACGGTACGTGCGATGGATTCCTGCGGCTCCACCGGGAAACCGCCGCAGCGGCCGCAGGGGCAGCGAAATTCGGCACGCTTGAAATACCGGATATCCTTCCACCAGTCTGCGCCGCCCTCCGTCCCCGGGGTGTCTTGGGGCTGTTGGGGCAGCTCTCCGGAAGCAACGACCTCCCGGATACGTGCCTCCGTCCCGATGCCGAATATCCCATCCACCGTAAGCCCGTAATTACGCTGGAATGCCTCGGTGGCGCAGCGGGAGTTATCGCCCCAAATACCATCGACTTCCCCAGTGTAATACCCAAGGTACAGTAGCAAGCATTGCTTTTGCTTGATCGTCATCCGATCACCACCCCGTATTTTTCCAGAATGGCGATAATGTCCGCTGTGAGGATTTTCTTAAGCTGACCGGGAGGCAGCTTGGCGATGCTTGCGGCGATGGCGCGCATATCCTGCTCCCCGTCCTCGGCGGCACGGATTTCCACCAGCCGCTTTTGGGCGCCATTACTCCACGTCTTCATCCGGCTTCACCTCCAAAATGGTCAGGGCGTTCTGCATGTCTGCGCCCTCGGCTTTCATTTCCGCGATTTTCGCAAGGATTCTCTGCGTCCGTTCTTCAATGGTCATGCGTTCACCCCCAGAGCGGTTTCAATCTCGGATAGAGCGGCTTCGTATTCGGCATTCTTTTTCAACGCCTCTTCCAACGGCGTGAGAATTTCAGCCCCATCTCGGTAGAATTTTCCGTCGCTGTAGGTATCGCCGATAGCCACGGGTCGGTCTGCGGGGTTGATGAGGGTATCCGTTTCTGGCTGGGAATCGGAACACCACAGCATATTGGCCACGGTGCCGTTTTCGATGAGTGCCATTGATTTTGCCATTATGCAGCCCCCCTTGCATTGCGGATGATGGCGATGCCGGAACCGCCAGCACCATCTTTGTTTTCTCCATAGCCGTTGCCGTGGCCACCATTCCCTGAATTCGCATCTCTCGCCGTGGGGGGCTCTCGTATCCATTGCCTCCAGAGGCATATGTCTGTGTACAACTTCGTTGTCAATATCATTCAGCACAGGCAGCACATCGAAGTTGAGCTTTCCGGCATCTTCCGCCCGACAAACGTGAAAGGTGCCTCAGACGTCGTGAATCTGAAAATCTTGAACTGCTCATATAGCCCGGTGATCATCTCCAGAATCACAATATCCAGCAGTCTGGGGAATGGAGACTATGGCAGCTATCGCCGCAAACTTCTTCAGATCGACCTGAACGCGAAAGGCAGCTCAGTCTCTTGCGAGCAGTGGTTTTCTGACCGTTTGCCCGTCCGGATAGACGGAAAGAGTTTTGCTGATATCCTGATCGTACCGAGTGACAGCACAATCAGGATTCCGACCGGCGAAAAGCTGACAGTAAAACTTTATTCATCGAAGAAATTGATAACGAAAAAGATTACTGTCACTTCCATATCTGCCTACAAATTGCTGTCGCAATGCCGAGCACCAGAGAACTGATCGCCAGAATCAACGTTGCGGTTTGCATATCCCTCACCTCCCATTCGGCTGTTGAACAGTATTTCATGCCCTTTGGGGTGAAGGTCTTCCACGAAGGCCATTGCACCATTGCCGGTTATGTAGCAGTCAACGAGATACCCGGCCAGATCGCACTGCTGAATGTGGTAGATTATTTAGTCGGGGGAATACCCTTTTAGCATTTCCGGCTTTGGCTCACCTGCGATATAGACAAAGGAGCTTTTGCAGCTGACAGCCTCTTCGATGGCAGCCAGTACATCGATTGCGCATTTAGGGTCGAATCTCATGCAATCACCCCCTCCCTCTTAACGCTCTGTACGTAGTGTCTTTTAAGACACTTTTTCAGCAAAGAAAATTCCAACAGGAGAATCAAGGTTTAGGATATCAACAATTTTTTGAATCTCCCCCTGCGTAAATTCCGAAATACCATTGCATTTCCGGTAAAACGCAGAACGGCTCATGTTCAGCTTATGGCACATGTCCAGAATAGATACTTTCTGTTTTGCCATCTCGTACATCAGCTTATTCTTATCCAATGCATTGTCCTCCTCTATTGTGTCATTTAAGACACTTTCATATTACAGCGATTCATCTGGTTTGTCAAGAGCGCTTTTGTCTTTTGAGACACTTTTCTTCAAAAGTGCAAAATATGTGTTGCAAATAAGACACACATATGTTATACTCCAATTAACACGGAAGCAAAGGAAGTGAGCTTTTTGTCGGAAAATGATCTAGCAATGAAGATTCGCGATCTCAGATCTAGGCATGGATTGACGCTAGAACAGGTTGCCCAGCAAGTTGGCGTTGGTCGAAGCACCGTCCGCAAGTGGGAAACTGGACTGATTGCAAACATGCGCAGAGATAAGATAGAAAAACTCGCCAAAGCACTACACACGACTCCGGGATACTTAATGGGTTGGGAGGATGATTCAGATTCCGATATTTCAACGTTACCTGCGAACGTCATTCCCATGCCTGAAATGAGAAAGCTCCCACTCGTTGGAGCAATAGCTTGCGGCGCGCCAATTCTTGCAGAGGAAAATATTGAAGAATATATTAGTGTTCCCAAGCACATCAAAGCTGATTTCGCGCTGATCTGCAAAGGCGACAGCATGATAAATGCCCGTATCTTCGACGGTGACGTTGTTTACATTCGCCAGCAGGATACCGTAGAGAACGGCGAAATTGCCGCCGTCCTCATTGATAATGAAGCCACTTTGAAGCGTGTCAGACTTTTCGATGACCACCTCTCTCTGGAACCAGAGAACCCCATGTATAAACCGTTTGTCTACTGGAACGAAGAAATGAACAGCGTCCGGATCCTCGGCAAGGCCGTGGCGTTCACCAGCGCTGTAAGGTAACAGCACCCGCATATAAACGGGTTGTTGGGCTGAGAAGAAACCATCCAAGGTCATCTTGGTGGAATATTTAGGAAAGAGGCTTTACCATGAAAAAACGTATTGTTTCGTTCATCCTGTCCGTACTGATGCTGTGCTCATTGACTGCATGCGGCTCCCCCACCCCTACCACAAGCGGCGCTACACAGTCCAACGACGCTGCCGCAACCCCCATTACGGTTCCGGCGGCAACGACGCCCGCCCCGGTCACGCTTGAAGATGCCGGAACACTTGGCGACTACGACGTGCAGATTCACGACTTCAAGCTCGCGAATGACTATGCGGGAAAGCCCGCTATCCTCATTGGATTCTCTTTCACAAATAACTCTGAAGAGAACGAGAGCGTCATGTTCGCCCTGAGCTATAAGGCATACCAGAACGGAGTGCAGCTGGACAGTGCAATTATCATGGACAACAGCGTATACAACGCCGACGATCTCATGAAGGACGTCCAGCCAGGTGCTTCAATCGATGTTGTCGCCGCCTATTCGCTGTCCAGTGAAACAGCCCCCGTTGAATTTGAAGTGGAAGAAATTATTTCTTTCAGTGATGAAATGCTTGGCAAAACCTTTGAGATCGCCGAGGGAGGAGTTACGGAACTGAGCGTCGCCCCAGGCTCTGACACGGCGCAGACCATCGACGACTATGCCGTATCTATCATCTCTTATAAAATTGGAGAAGACTACCAGGGAAAGAAAGCCATCATTTTCGACCTGGGATTCACAAATAATGGTGATAAAGCCACAAGTTTTGCTCTCGCCATCGACTTCTCCGCATTTCAGGATGGCGTTGAGCTGGAAACCGCAATTCTGCACGACGACGATTTGTCTGGCAGTTCCATTCGTGACGTGAAGCCTGGAGCCGGCATTGAAACAATGGCAGCTTTCGTTTTAACGAACGATACATCCCCGGTCGAAATTGAGATCAAGCCATTTCTCAGTTTTTCAAGCGATGAGATTAAAACCGAGATTAACATTGCAGGATAAAAACGAATACCTACCCGGAGTCGCTCTCCGGGTAGGTAAATAATAGCGGTGCCCAATTTGGGCACAATTAGCTAGACAGTATTCAGGCATAAGAAACCCGCTCCGGTACACAAATACCGAAGCGGCAGACTGATTCACTTAAATTCCCATTTGTGTTTTCAGTACGTCCTGAAGCACTTGGGAGAAATTGATGTTCCGTTCCAGCGCGGCAGCGTTCAGCCATGCCGGCAGGGTTACGGTTCGGTTGACAGACTTATTATTCTGCGCCATCCGGACAGCGGGCATATACACATCCACCAGCACCACCCGCTCGTTGGGTTCCAATGCCACAGCGCTCAGCGGCGTCGGCTCCGGGATACCCTCGCCGTCTTCCTTCAGACCGAACATTACGCACCCAAGCAACTCCCGTGCCGAAAGCAGCGCGTCATCGTCGTTCTCGCCGCTGGTCGCTACGTCCAGATCCGGGAACACAACGGCAATTTCCTGCCCTTCCTCATACGTGAATACAGCAGGGTAAAAATATCGTTCCACTTTTTTGGCCATATCCATTCCCCCTATTCAGGATGGTCATAACACATATTTTTCTATTTGTCAATAAACAATTGCAATCATTTTGCCCCAAAGGAGGTATCCCTATGATGTACGCATTTATGACCCTTGATGACTCCGCAGAGATTGTCCACTCAGAAATGCGCCCGGACGGTACGGTTAAGGTCTATGTGGAAAAGCCGGACGAGAAGGACTGCTTCCACTATGGCACCTGCATTCTCCCCGGCTACCAATGGCAGGATGTTTCCGGCCTGACGGCGGAGGAAGTGGCAAAGTATGAGGAAGTCATCCGCTCTACCGCCCACCTGATTCTCCGTTTCGCGCAGGAAGGGGGATTCGACAATGCCTCAGGTTTTTAAGATCGGTTCCTACTGGGTTTACTTCTGGTCAAACGAAAATGACCCGCTAGAGCCTGTCCACGTCCACGTCTCTCAGGGAGCGCCCACCGCCAACGCCACGAAGATCTGGATCACGGCCGCCGGCGGCTGCTACCTGTGCAACAACAATTCTCAGATTCCCACCCGCACCCTGCGGAACATCATGATGATCATTGAAGCCAGAAGCGGTGAGGTCATTGAAAAATGGGTTTCCTTCTTCGGCTCCGCGACGTTCTATTGCTGAAAAAACCGCCCCGGTGCTACCAACACCGAAGCGGTTCAGGCGCCCAGCAGTGCTACCAACACCGCTGAGCAATGCAGTTTTACCACCAACCATAATAGGGGCATTCTGCGCCTTTTATGATAGCAGATTTGCCCCGGAAAGGCAAGGACAAAAATGGCTCAATCCAGATCTGCCACTGAAAAAATTCTCCGAGTGGCGCTCTATCCGCGCGTATCTACAGAAGAACAGTTCTTAAGAGGCTACAGCCTGCAAACGCAGGAGGAAGTGCTCACCCAGTACGCTCATGATCACGGGTACAAAATAGTCGGCGTTTATCGGGATGAAGGCCACAGCGCTCGAAAACCTGCTCTGAAGCGGAAAGTCATGCAGGAGCTTCTGTCGGACGTCCAGGCAGGAAAAATCGACCGGATACTGTTCATTAAGCTGGATAGGTGGTTTCGCAACGTCCGGGAGTATCACAAAATCCAGGAGATTCTGGAAGCAAACAATGTTACCTGGCAGGCCACCATGGAGGACTACAACACCGCTACGGCGGACGGCCGGTTGAAGGTAAATATTATGCTTTCCGTTGCGGAAAATGAGTCTGACCGAACCAGTGAGCGCATTAAATTCGTATTCGATGGGAAGCGCCGCCGAAAAGAATGGTGCTTCACCGGAGGGCCTGATCAGTGGCCATATGGATATATGCCCCAAATTATAGACGGTGCAAAACGCTGCGTAAAGAATCCAGAAACCGAAATGATCGTGCAAGACTTCTGGGACTACGTGGTAAAATATAGCAGTGTCCGGAAAGCCGGTATGTTCTGCTGCGAAAAATATGGAATTACACGGAATTATCGCACGTGGATGACAACCGCCAGAAACGAGTTATATACCGGAATATTCCATGGCGTCGAAGACTATTGTCCGGCGTACATCAATCGGGCAGACTGGGAGCGCATCATCCTGGGCCATGAAGTCATCAAGAAAACACAGCGCCCCGACCGGGTTTATCTGTTCACCGGCCTCATTCGCTGCCCCGGGTGTGGGGCAACCATGAAAGCCACGTTTAAGACCTATCCCAATGACCGGTCCAAGGAATACAACGGCTATCGGTGCAATAACTCAAAGCTCAGAACCTGCGCCTGCCGGCACCAGCTGTCGGAAAGAAAGATTGAAAAATACCTTCTGGGAAATATAAAATCCCAGCTGGAAAACTATATTGTGCAGGCCGAGGCTCAGGAAACGCAAAAGCGGCGTCAACCGAAGATTCAGAGCCTCATGGCTCTGAATGAGCAGTTGCGCCGCTTAAATGTGATCTTTATAGCCGGCAATATCGGCGATGAGGAATACGCCGCCGAAACAAAAAGGGTAAAGGCTGAGATCGAAAAGGCAAAGCAGCAGGAATCCGAAAACCGTCCGGCCAATTTGGATTGGATCAAGTCGTTTCTGGAAAGCGATTTTCTTTCAACCTACGAATCTCTGGATAAAGAAGAACAGCGCCGCCTGTGGAGATCCATCATAGAGGAGATCTATATAGAC